TTTCGCTACAGAAGCTTGTAGACAGATCAATTTTTCTGTATCTTACAGAAGAGGAGTATAGGTTAAAGCTACACACACAAACAAACCTTAAATTAAAATAGTTGTAAACTATTTATGCTAAAAGAGATATGGAATCATTTAATATAGCGAAGTGGAAAAAAAACTTCTTAAACGAAAATACACAACAAAAGTACCAAGTAGTATTTCATGATTATGGTGGAGAGGATATTCCATATACAGAACAATTTTTTAATAGCGAAAGTGATGCTGAGGATTTTGTAATAGCCAATGAGTGGGAAGAGGATGTACAAGACTATGATGGTAATTACAGTAGAAGAATTCGATACTACGACCCACAGGAAAATGAATCTCATTTTGGATATCACATAGAAAAGGTAGCGGTTTAGTGAAAAAGTTGCTATTTATATTAAAGAAGAGTACTGCAACCACTCTATAAAAACATTACGGAGATTTTAAAATAATACCTTGTTGCAGAGGGTCTATTTTAATTTCTCCTTTTTTTATTTAATATGATAGGAATTTATAAAATAGAAAGTCCAAGTGGAAGAATTTATATAGGACAGAGTATAAATATTGAAAGACGAAAAGATTCCTACAGCAAATTACAGGACTGCAAAAAGCAAACTAGGTTGTATAATTCATTAAAAAAATATGGATTTGACCATCACACATTTGAAGTAGTTGAACAGTGTTTGATTGAGCAATTAAATGAACGTGAGAGATATTGGCAGGACTACTATAATGTGCTATTGGAGGGACTAAATTGCAAGCTAACAAAGACTTCAGACAGGTCAGGGTACTTTTCGGAAGAATCTAAACAAAAAAATTCTACTTCAAACAAAGGAAGAATTCCTTGGAATAAGAATAAACAAATAGGAAAAATTTCAAATGAGGAAAAACAACGTAGAGGATGGGGAAAAGTGGTACAATGTAATACATGCAATACAGCCTTGTATCGACAAATGAATCAACTAACAGGTAACCAGTTCTGCAGTAGAGCCTGCTATACATCTTTTAGAACAGGGCAAGATTTAGGAGGCAAAGTCAATACAGTATGTAAACATTGTGATACGGTGTTTGTGGTTGACAGATACCTACAAAATAAATCGAAACACGGAGTAAGCCACTGCTCTGCTGACTGCTGTAAGAGCTATAAGAGAGTAAAACAGTAGTAGGATTCTAAAAATAAAATACCTATATTATATAAGTAATATTAATAAATTTAACAGTTATATGAAAGAAAAGTTTCGTTATATCGAAAGAGATAAAAGAAAGAAAATACTATTACTATCGGATGACCTCCGCATGCATTCTGGCGTTGCTACGATTTCAAGAGAAATAGTCGTAGGAACAGCTCACCACTTCAACTGGGTCAATCTAGGAGCAGCAATCAATCATCCTGAAGCAGGAAAAGGATTTGATATCTCTGCAGAAGTAAATAAGCTAACTGGGTTACAAGATGCAGATGTAAAAGTTCTCCCTAACAATGGTTATGGAGATGCAATGCAGATTAGATCATTAGTTCTTCAAGAAAAGCCAGATGCTATTTTTATCTTTACTGATCCAAGATATTGGGTATGGTTATTTGATATAGAAAGAGAATTAAGAAATGAAGTTCCTTTAATGTATTTAAACATTTGGGATGATTATCCAGCACCTCTTTACAACAAACCATACTATGAGTCGTGTGATTTATTAATGGCTATTTCAAAACAAACTAAAAATATTAATGAAATAGTTTTAGGAGAAGCAGCAAAAGATAAAATTATTAAGTATGTTCCTCATGGAATAAACGAAGAGCATTTCTTTCCAATGACCTCAGTAGACCAACTACAGGTTCTAGGTCAATTCAAAAAAGATTTATTTCAAGGAAAAGACATTGAGTTCGTAGCATTCTTCAATTCAAGAAACATTAGAAGAAAATCTCCAGGAGATGTAATTCTTTCATATAGAATGTTCTGTGATTTAATTGGACAAGAAAAAGCTAAGAAATGTGCATTAGTGATGCATACACAAGCAGTAGATGAGAATGGTACAGACCTTCTTGCAGTAAGAGAAGCAATCTGTGATGACAGTTATGTAAATGTATTTTTCTCACAAGAAAGATTAGATACTCCACAAATGAATTTACTATACAATATAGCAGACGTTGGAATGCTTATCACTTCAAACGAAGGATGGGGATTATCATTAACTGAAACTATGATGGCAGGTAAAATGATTATTGCAAATGTAACAGGAGGTATGCAAGACCAAATGAGATTTACAGATAACAATGGTAAGTGGATTGACTTCACCTCTGATTTCCCTTCTAACCATAGAGGAACTTACAAAGAGCATGGAGAGTGGGCAGTACCTGTTTATCCATCCAACATTTCAATGGTAGGTTCAGTTCCAACTCCTTACATCTACGATGATAGATGTGCACCAGAAGATGTAGCAAAAGCCTTAGAACAAGTTTACAACTTAGGAAAAGAGGAAAGAGATAGAAGAGGAGCATTAGCAAGAGAGTGGGTTACTTCAGATGAATCAGGAATGTCAGCACGTCAAATGTGTACAAATGTTATTGAAGCAATGGATGAGACATTTGAAAAATTTACTCCAAGAAGTAGATTTGATTTATTTAAAGTAACAGACAGACCAAAAAAATATATCACACATAAATTAATATATTAATATGGGAATGACTTTTAAAATATACAAACGTAAATTACAAGAGCAAGTTTCAATATACGATACACTAGTAGAGGTATTTGATGCAAAACCTTTTAAGACAACATTCATGTTTATTAGAGATGAGGATGATATATACATACCTCGCTTTAACGACCCTAAAGGAAATCCAATTAATATAAACTTCTACCACGAAGGTATTGGCTTATATACATTAGATTTCACGGTCAATGATACAAGCTATAAAAGTAATACAACAAAATATACGTTACTAGATTACACAACTCTACTTAGTACTGTTGCTCAAGCAGTAACACAGTTTCTAGAAAAATACAATCCTGTAGGACTAGAACTAACAGGTACTAATGTATATGAAAAAATTGCTACTAAACCTCAAGCTGAAGGACAGAAGGATAGAATTTATAAATTTTTCATATCACAAATAGAAGATAAAGGAAATTATATGGTAGATAAGTCTGTAAAAGACGGTATTGCATTAATGAGAAAATAAAAATAGAGTTATATGAATAATAAACCTACATTAGCAGTAAGTGCACCAGTTGACACTTACTCAGGATATGGAGCAAGAGCAAGAGATTTTGTACAATCAATCATTGATTTAGATAAGTACGATGTAAAAATCTTAGGACAAAGATGGGGTAATACTAGATTTGGATATTTAAAAGATCACGGAAACACTTCCTTATCTTCTAGGTTGATTCCAAACCTAACACAACAACCAGACATTTGGATTCAAATTACAGTACCAAATGAATTTCAAAAAGTTGGTAAATATAATATTGGAGTAACAGCTGGAATTGAAACTACACTTTGTGACCCTTCTTGGATTCAAGGATGCAATAATATGGACTTGGTACTAGTATCTGCACAACATGCTAAGACAGTATTTGAAGAAAGTAAATACAATATGCAAGATAATAATACTGGACAAATTACAGGTACAGTTGAATTAAAGACAAAAGTAGAAGTTTTATTTGAAGGAGCTGATATAGAAAAGTATACACCACTTGCATGGCCTGTTAAATTAGATCTAAAGGATATTCCTGAAATGTTTTGCTTCCTAACAATAGGTCACTGGCTTCCAGGAATACTTGGAGAAGATAGAAAAAATATCGGATATACTATCAAAGCATTCCTAGAAACATTTAAAAATAAAAAAGATGCACCAGCACTTATTTTAAAAGTACAAGTAGGAAGTGGAACTTCTATCATGGATAGAGAAGAAGTGCTAGATAGAATTGATGCAATCAGAAAGACAGTCAAAGGTAAATTACCAAACATTTATCTACTACATGGAGAAATGTCTGATGCTGAAGTAAACGAACTATACAATCACGGTAAAGTAAAAGCAATGATCTCTCTAACAAAGGGAGAAGGATTTGGAAGACCATTACTAGAATTTAGTTTAGTAAACAAACCAATCATAGCATCAGGATGGTCAGGTCATATTGATTTCTTAGACAATCAATTTACAAAACAAATTGGAGGAACATTGACAAATGTACATCCATCAGCAGCAGTAGAAAAAATGATACTACAAGAGAGTCAATGGTTTAGACCAGACGATGCCCTTACAGGAAAGGCTCTTAAGGATGTGTTTGAGGATTATAAAATTTATAAGGAATTAGCTAAAAGACAAGGATATAGAAGTAGAACTGAGTTCTCTTACGATAAGATGAGAGAAACGCTAGATACCCTTCTAACACAGTATATACCTGAGTTTCCTAAGCAAGTTCAATTAAAATTGCCTCAACTCAAGAAAATAGAATTACCAAAATTAAAGAAAGTATAATGGAAGAAAAAATGTCAATCTGTCCACACTGTGGAGGAAATGCTTGCTACGAGCAGCAAGTAAGCGAACAAGTAACAACACACTTCTGCTTTGGTTGTGGTTACTCAACTTCAACTCTAATGGTTGAGGGAGGAGAATTAGTAAACAAAACTCTAGAAGCATCACCAGAACTTTACAAAGATCTTATGTTCGTAAGTGAAGATAAAAAAGTTTGGTTCCCATCAACAGTCACTCTTCCTGGAAAAGGAATGGTATTTGTAGATGGAACAGCAAAAGACAATTGGAGATGGGCTGCAGTAAACTCTATAGAGATCCTAGAAGAGGAAAAAGCAAAGTTTCCAAAAGGTCAGACAACTAAGATGGATATGAAGAATATCAAACATTTTGACAAACAAGACTTCATGGAAGCATTAGATGCTATCAACTTCTTTGATGTAGAAGTTGCAGAATCAAAATAAATTTCGTATATTAATAGTATGAAAATAAGTTATGCAATACTTACTCACAACGAGGGGAATTACATTGAGAAGTTAATTCCCTTCTTGTTAGAGTTTAAAAACGAAGAGGACGAGATTGTAATAGTTGATGATTACTCTGACGACCAGCTTACAAAGGATATACTAAAGAAGTACGAATCAGACATTACTCTACACTACAGAGTATTTGACGGAGATGCCACTCAGAAGAATTACCTTAACAGCAAATGCACAGGAGATTATATTCTTCAATTGGATGCTGATGAAATAGTTAGCGAGTGGTTTATACAATCTCTTCCAACTATTGTAGAAAGTAATCAAGAAGTTGATATGTTTATCATGCCTAGAATTAATACAGTTACAGGACTTACCGACGAATGGATTAGGAAGTGGGGATGGAATGTAAACGATAAAGGATGGGTAAACTTTCCTGACTGGCAGATGAGGTTGTATAGAAATTGTGAATGGATAAAGTGGGAAGGACTTCTTCACAGTAAGGTAGTCGGAGCAAAACAATACACACTACTACCAGAAACAGAAGAGTTCTGCATCATACACTTAAAAGAACTAAGCAGACAAGTTCAGCAGAATAACTTGTATGACGAAATAGAAAAGAACGGAAGAACTAAGTACAAAGTATGATAACACATTGCATATCAACTTATAATAACCTACCTTACCTTAAACTAGCAGTAGAATCTGTAAGAAAGAATTCTTATTATAAAGATGCTCCTTTTATTATTCATGCTGAAAATTGCACAGATGGTACGAATGAATGGTTAATAGAAAATGCTGAAAGGTTTCAACTTCAGTATTATGTAGATGTCCATAATGAATCTCCTAAAGGAATTGGAGGTGGAATGAACTTCTGTGCTGAGAGAGTAGAAACACAATACATCAACTTCCTACACTCAGACTTCTATGTTACTAAGGACTGGGATATTGAGCTGTTAAAGATTCATGACAAGTATCCAAATGAAAAGTTATGGGTAAATTCTCATAGAGTGGAGCCGGATATGTTTGGATCACCTCAAAGACCTGGAACTATTATAGTAGAAAAGAATATGTTTGGAGCATATTATAATGATTTTCAAGCACTACTATTCGAAACCTGGATCGAGGACTTAAAAGCAACAAACGAATATTTTGAAATTCCTAAAGGAGAAGGAGTATCAGGATTAGTAAAAAAATCAGTATGGGACGAAGTAGGAGGTAATGATCCTAGATTTGCTCCTACATCTTGGGATGATATGGATTTGTTTCTTAGAATGCTACAACATGGAGTACGATTTGTATTGCCATTCAGTTCAATTATATGGCATTTTGGAGCAAGAGGTTCACATAGATTGGAAGAGAATAGAGGACAATCCTCTCAGAGACAAAAAGAAGCAGAGCAAAAAAATGCTATTAAGTGGTTGGAGAAGTGGAAAAAAATGCCTACCTTTGATCAATACGGAATGATAAAACAATTTTAAATAGCTTTAAATAATGATAAACAGAGAAGAAGTAGAGGCAATAGACCTATTGCACAACGCACATTTAATTAACGAAGAGGAACACAGAGGATACTACCTAAGTAACCCAGGACAAGAGCATTATAAGCTACTAGCATACTACAGCATGCAGTTCGATAACGCTACTTTACTAGACGTAGGCACATATAAAGGATGCTCAGCACTAGCACTATCACATAATCCAAAAAACCAAATTAAATCATTTGATATTAACCCAGGACTTAGAAACATCTCAGACCATCCTACTAATATAGAATTTATAATAGACAATATATTAAACAAAGAGTATGAATCTCTAATACTTTCAAGCAAATTTATTATATTAGATACTGACCATTTAGGAGAATTTGAGCATGAATTTTATACCCATTTAAGGTCTATAGGATACAAAGGCACCCTGCTACTAGATGACATTAAACTAAACCCAGAAATGATAGAATTTTGGAATAGCATTACCGACGAAAAATACGATATTAGTAACGTAGGCCATGTCACAGGAACAGGCCTAGTAATTTTAAAATAATGAAATACAGCAAAGAATCTTATATAACATTTGGCATCAGTCCACTAGATTGGAAGGATCATGTTAATGTAAAAACACTAGTAGAGAATACTAAGCTAATAACTGGGAATGTGTTGGATGTTGGATGTAATCATGGAGCAACTACCTATTGGCTAAAAGATTACAATGTTAGTACTATCACAGGTATTGATATAAATAATGAAGCATTAAGCTATGCTAGAGAAACTTTTAAAGATGTACAGATACCAAGTACCTTTATTAGTTTAGATTTAACCACAAATAAGTTGAATCAAAAATTTGAAACCATAATATCTTTTCATACATTAGAACATATATATCCCGAAGATGTGGATATATTTTTATCTAACATTAAGTCAATGCTAACCACAGATGGGTATTTTATCATAGGAGTTCCCTATGAATACGCATACTTTGATTCATGCCATGTAGGATTTTATAATGAAATTTCATTAAATACAGTAATGGAAAAAAATGGATTCAAAACAATCAAGTCCTTCAGAGACGATAGGTGGAATGAAAAGAATATTTTAACAGGCATTTACAGAGGATAGCAGTAATCTTTTTATAATAAAAAACATAATATGGTTATAGGATTTCATTCGAATCAACTAGGAATAAGAGGAACAGAAGTTGCTCTATACGATTATGCACACTACAACGAAACTGTACTAGGAAACAAGTCCTTTATAGTATCAGATAAAAATAGCAACCTAGACGCTTTAGAAAAATTTACTAGTCGCTTTGAAGTTTTCTTATATGATAATTTTATAGAAGTAGAAAGCTTTGTGCAAAGTAAAGATATACAGGTTATGTACTACATAAAAGCTGGAGATGCTGACGGAAAGGTCCTGCAATCATGCACCAATGCAGTACATGCAGTCTTTCAAGTAAATCAACCACATGGAGACAGTTACCTATACATTTCCGAATGGTTAGCTGAAAAAATGACAGGCGATAGTAATAGATACGTACCTCATATAGTTACGCTTCCTGAAACTGCAGCTGACTATAGAGAATTTCTAGGTATACCAAAAACAGCTACGGTGTATGGAAGGCATGGAGGCTACCAGCAGTTTGATTATCCATGGGTGCATAAGGCAGTTTATACGTTTGCACAAAAACATCCAGAGGTTTACTTTGTATTTATGAATACTAAACCTTTTTGTGAGACACTGCCGAATATTATCTACATAGAACCTACCTATGATTTAGAGCAAAAGACTGCTTTTATTAATACATGCGATGCGATGATACACGGAAGAAGTGATGGTGAGTCCTTTGGATTAGCTATAGCAGAATTTTTACACCAAGACAAGCCTGTAATTACTTGCAGAGAAGGTTATGATCAAAACCATAGAGTAATGTTAGGGAAAGATGGAATATACTACAGCAGTTTTGCAGAACTACTGGAAGTTTTTGAAAAATACAAGCGAACTAATCCAAAAGGACACTACAGACACCTAGTCAGTGAGTACACACCAGAAAGAGTCATGGAAAGATTTGATCAAAAGTTTTTAAAAAACAAAAAATAACAACTATGAGAACAGCAGGCATTAAGGAAAAATTAGCAATAGTAATATGCTACTGTAGCAATGACTCTAGATTTATAGAAACGTGCCTAGATCAAGCTATACTAGTCAGCGATAACGTTATAGTACCAATAAGTGATCACCTATTTGGAGGTGACCCAGAAGATCTAAAATCTATCACAGCTTTAGCAACTAAATACCCTCAAGTCAACTTCTCTGTATTTGAATGGCATCCAGGAAAGTTTCCTAGATACTGGCACAATATGTCTAGGATATTAGGAAACTCATTGATTTCAGATGAGTATGATTGGGTTCTCTTTTTAGATGCAGATGAAATATTAGAAGCTGATCTATTTAATAAGTTTGTGAGTAATAGCACTTTCGAATCTCACGACACATATAAATTAGGGTGCTACTGGTATTTTAGAGAACCAATTTATCAATCTAAATCTTTTGAAGCTTCTCCTGTGCTAATACGAAAACAGTTAGTTAGCATTAATCCTGAAGATATACATTGTGAGAGAGAGCAGATGTACGAGTACCTTAATGTACCCAAGCAGTTTTTAGTATTACAGGATGGATATCCATTAGTACATCATTTTTCATGGGTACGTACCAAAGAAGAAATGTTGAAAAAAGTAAAAAATTGGGGGCATACCAATGATACTAATTGGGAAACGTTAGTAGAAGAAGAATTTAGTAGACCATTTAATGGCACTGATTTTATACATAAATACGAATATAATATTGTAGAAAATAAATTTAATATACAATGAAAGTATTATATAGGACTTCCGATGCTGGGTATAGTAAAATAAAGCCTGAGTATGTTAACAATGAGACTTGTTTAAAAAATGCTATTAAGGAATTTAAACAAGCTGATTGGAAATTAATAGCTGATAATATATCTGCTGATACAGAATCCGTAATAAGGAAATGTGGTTATACTGGTTTAGTAGATCATGTACGAATTGGACACGGCGCTGGTACTTTTAATTTAGCATTAGATTATGCGCTAACATTGTGTGATAGTGAAATAGTTTATTTTCTAGAAAACGATTATTTACATAAACCTAACTCCTACAATATTTTAATGGAAGGTTTTGCATTAGGTGCATCGTTTGTATCTCTATACGATCATCCAGATAAGTACGTTGATGGCCCTAATCCTTATGTATGTGATGGAGGAGAAGAGACAAAAGTGTTTCTATCGGACTCATGTCATTGGAAACTTACAAACAGCACAACAATGACATTTGCTTCAAAGGTAAGTACGTTAAAATTTTATGAACCGACTTTACGAAAATACACTTCGACAACACATCCACACGATTTTGATATGTGGATTGATTTACGAAACCAAGGAGCATCCTTAATCACCCCACTACCAGGATACTCAACTCACGGAGAGTCAGCTTGGCTAGCCTCTCTAACTAATTGGAACAATGTTAATAGCAACACTTAATCACAACTTACCTGACCTTACTGATAATTTAGTTAATCAGTTAAAGAGAGATCCATACTTTAATTCTTGTGAGCTAATGGTAGTTGATAATGGATCGAAGGAGCCACTAGCAACTTCAACAACACATCAACTAGAAGAGAATATATTCTTTGGAGGAGGTTTTAATGTAGTACTAGACTACTTTTTAAATGAAACAGATCATGAGTATTTATACTTTCTTAACAATGATCTAATCTTTCATGGCCCTTCTTTCCTAACAACGTCTTTGAGAGAAGCAAGAGAATCAGATGCTGCAGTATACTCACCATCAGTAATAAATGCTTCTATTGAGCAATGTCATTGGAAGCAAATGTGGAATTGGGGTAAAGGATTGAGAGAGGTAAGATGGATTGATTTTCAATCACCTTTACTAAGAAGAGACATACTACAGGAGATAAAAACATTCCCAGAAGAGCTTATCTACGGATGGGGACTGGACTTCTATGCTGGATGTATAGGAGAGAAACTGAACCTAAGAACAGTTGTGTCAGACAGCAACACAATCTGCCACTTAAACTCTCAGACATTTAAGCAAAACAAAATTAACATAGGAATCACAGAATTCTGTAGAAATGCAGAAACAAATATGCATAGCTATTTTAGCAATTCTGAATTTAATTCCTCATATTTAAACTTAAGAACCTACGGGGAAAATTATACAATATGATATCATTTATAATACCTAGCTACAACAATTTACGACACTTAAAAAATGTGTACGCCTCCATACAGAAGCACGAACCTCAGGCAGAGGTAGTTCTTCTTGACGACGGATCAACAGATGGAACTTGGGAATGGATGCAGCAACAGAAACAATCTACAAAAGGCAAAGTACTGTTACATAGAAGTGAAAATAGAATAGGACATACCATACTCTACGATGTAGGAATAGATTTAGCAACTAATGATATAGTTAGCATTCTTCATGCAGATATGATAGTGGGTCCTAACTATGTTAAAAATGCTACTAAACATTTAAAACAAGGAACAGTTGTATGTGCTACTAGAGTTGAACCACCACTACACCCTGTTGCTAAAGAAAAAATACTCCGTGATTTCGGGCAAGATTTTGACACACTAAATATTGAGGCTTTTGAAGATTTCGTATTAGCAGAGCAAATCGCAAATAAAGATGTAACAACAAGAGGAATGTTTGCTCCTTGGTTTATTTACAAGAAAGATTTCCAAGCTATAGGAGGTCATGATCACTTATTTGCGCCATTTCCTAATGAAGACTCTGATATATTCCAAAGATGGATGTTGGCAGGGTATGAGATAGTGCAGAGCTGGGATGCATTGGTATATCATTTGACTTGCAGGGGACATAGATGGACTGAGGTGATCGGTCAGGATGATACTTTTTTTAAACAAGCAGCACATAGAGCCTCTAGAAACTATTTACGTAAGTGGGGTAGTTGGATTGCTAATAACGAATACCAGTGCCCTATTATAAAACCTAAGTACAACATATCCTTTGTAGTTAAACATTGTAACTTACAAATGCTAGAAGCATTAGAACCTTGGTGTGATAGAATTTATATTGAAGATGAACTAGGAATATTGTTTGCAGCTTATTACGAAACTGAACATAAAAATACATCATATGATTTAAAGAAACGAGTACTCGATACGAAGTGGAACGATCCTCAAGGAGAGAATGATATCGTTGTAGAGTTTGATGCAAAGCAATTTACTCAGCAATCCTTCAGCATCATACAACAGCTACCAGAAATAATAAAACAAAGTGGAGAGGTAGGACAATTTGAACTTGACATATTCAAAATAACAATCAACTCTCTTACAGAATATCAGAACGATTTAATAGTATGTAAAAATTAACTATTTATAATAAAAACACATGAGCTTAATAAAAGAAATAAAACAAATGTTATCTGAAGTTACAAAGGTAAACTTCAAAGGAAATAAATTTGTACTAAAGATAGATGTTAATGAAGATCCG